GTTTAGTTTTATAAGTTTTGAAATAACAGCAGCACAATTTTTTCTTAAAATTGTAGGCGGTTTGTTTTGGTATTGGATTATTTTTGTCAAATTTAAATTATACAAATCAAATGAACATAATAAGTAAAGAGTTTCATTTTAGCGCGTCTCACGTGTTAAAAGGATTAAAGGAAGGGCACCCGTGCGGACGCTTACACGGACACAATTATATTGTAAAGATATTCATTAAAGGCGATCCGGACGAAATTGGATTTGTACAAGATTATAACGATGTTCGACCGATCCAAAAATGGATTGACGACAATTTGGATCACAAACATTTAAACGATTTTTTTGATTTTAATCCAACGGTTGAATTCATGTCAAAATATATTTACGAATTATTTAAACCTGAGTTTCCAAAATTGCACGCAATAAGTATGAGTGAAACCCCTAAAACAAATTGTTACTATGAACCAAATTATTAACTTAAAAGTTAGCGAAATTTTTTACTCCTTACAAGGCGAAGGAGCACGAGCCGGGACGCCCACATTTTTTATTCGTTTACAAGGTTGTAAAGCAAAAAACGCTTGTTTTTCAATGGGTATAAAATGCGACACGGAGTTTGAAAGCGGTAAAGAGTGGGAGGTTGAAACAATTTTAAATTGGCTCAAAAACACGAATAAAGATTGTAAAGAAATTACATGGACAGGAGGGGAGCCACTAGACCAATTAAACGACGATCACATTAGTTATTTTAAAGAAAACGGATATTTTCAAGCGGTAGAAACTAGCGGCTTGCATCCTGCTCCAAATGGATTGGATTTTATTTGCGTATCCCCAAAAGTAGCCGAACACGTAATAAAAAAGAATTTTCCAAATGGCGTCACTGAATTACGATACGTAAGGCATGAAGGTCAAGAAATACCGCAGCCAAACATAAAAGCAAATTTTTATTGGTTGTCTCCACATTCCGACGGATTCACGATAAACACGAATAATCTAAAACATTGCGTAAATTTATGTCTAGAAAATCCTAAGTGGAAATTATCAATACAACAACACAAATTATGGAATATACTATAAACAGCCCTGAATGGCACTTTAAAGCGATTTTAGGGTATTTAGGCGAGGATGTCGAACGGGAAGGTTTAAAAGATACTCCGAAGCGTTACATTAAGTTTATGCGCGAATTTTTAGAAACAAAGGAATTTAATTTTACAACCTTTGACGCTGAAGGAACCGACGAAATGATAATCCAAACAAATATTCCGTTTTATTCAATATGCGAACACCACACAGCCCCGTTTTTTGGCACCGCTGACGTTGCCTACATTCCTAATGATAAAATAGTCGGTTTAAGTAAATTGGCAAGGTGTGTGGATCTTTACGCCAACAAATTTCAAAATCAAGAACGAATAACGACACAAATAGCTGAACGATTACAGAACGAACTTAATCCAAAAGGGGTCGCAGTTCATTTAAGGGCTCAACACCTTTGTATGTGTATGCGAGGCGTTAAAAAACACGATACATGGACGTCAACGTCTAAAATGTTGGGAGTATTCAAGACCGATTTAAACGCCCGTAATGAATTTTTAAATTTAATTAAATAAACAGCGAAATTACAGCGATATGCCAAACCCGGAAAATATAACAAAACACGAATTTAATAAAGGCGAAAGCGGAAACCCAAACGGACGCCCAAAAGGCGCAAAGAACCGCAGCACGATCGCCCGCCAATGGCTAGAAGTTAATCAAAATTTAAAAAATCCAATCACAGGCGTAAACGAAACGATGTCTCAGGAGGATTTAATGACGTTGGCGCTTATAAAAAAAGCAAGGGACGGAGACGTAAACGCATATAAAGCGTTAATGGATTCAGGATACGGCGCACCCGTTCAGCAAATTGAACAGCAACAAACGACAGTTGATCTAAGCGAGTTAACAACGGAGGAAATAAAAGCCTTTTTAAATAATGAATAATGAACAAAAAAACGAACTTAAAAAAGCGCTACAAATCGAGTTATGTCGTAGAGAATTTTGGGCTTTTTGTTTGTATTTCGATTCTGATTTTTTTACCAATCGAAAATTTTTACAAGAAATTGCGGACGCGTTTCAAGACGTTGAGGAAAATAAAATAAAATCCTTATCCGTTTCCATGCCGCCACGTGCGGGAAAGTCTTACATTACTAGCTTATTTTGTGCGTGGACGTTAGGGCGCAATCCTGCTGACTCAGTAATGCGAAATACTTGTACAGCTACATTATATATTAAATTTAGTTATGACGTTCGTACGATCGTTAAAAGCGATAAATTCAGGATCGTGTTTCCTGAAGTTCGGTTGAGCGACGACAAGGCAAATTTGCAAGGATGGAATACTAATTACAGTAAACAGGTTGGTTATTTCGGCGCAGGAGTTGGCGGTACGATTATTGGATTTGGAGCCACAAAAGTTGCAATTACCGACGATTTATACAGAGGGTTGGAAGACGCGTTAAGCGATACCGTAAACGATCGAATTTTGCAATGGAAACAATCGACTCACGACTCACGATTTGAAAGCGGTTGCGCGCGTATTGATATTGGCACGCGTTGGAGTTTAAAAGACGTGATCGGAGTTAATATCGAACAAAAAATTTATGAAAAATCTATTATAGTTCCGGCCTTAACGGATCAAATGGAGTCGTTTTGTGAAAATGTAATGACAACCGAGGAATATTTGGAGAAAAAAAAGCGCACAAATCCGGATATTTGGGAAGCGGAATACCAACAAAGCCCCGTCGATATTCAGGGTAGATTATTCGATAATTTAAACTTTATTACTCAGCAGGATTTTGACGAAATAAAAGCTAATAACACAATAGACGGAACTCTAGCGTATATCGACGTCGCGGATCAGGGCAAAGACTTTACAGCGCTTGCGGTTTGCGCGTTGATCAATAAGCAATTGTATTTAATAGATTACGTATTTAGCAGGGAAAACACGGACACGACTTTACCGAAATGCGCGGAAAAATTAAACGATCACAATACGAGTTATTGCCGGGTTGAATCCAATTCCATGGGTGCAATGTTCAGCAGGCAATTACAGAAGCTAACACCAACGACTAGAATTTTACAGGTCCATAACACCACGAATAAAGAAACACGAATAATAATGAATTCAAGTTGGATCCAAAATAAAATTATTTTCGTTCAAACTGAGACACCCGAAAATCATTTGTTTATTGAAAATTTAATCAATTACAGCAAGGAAGGACGCAACAAAAACGACGACGCCCCGGACTGTTTAGCAGGCCTTTCGATATTTATTCAATCAATGTTTAAAAATATTTTGTAAATAATCAAAAAATTTGTACGTACTTTTGTATTTAATAACTTTTTTTAATGGATACAAACTTTTTAGAACGGTTTTTTGGCGTCACATTCAATCAAACGGGCAGGTATATTGACCAAACGCGTCAAATGTTGCCTATCCAATCGCAAATATGGGGAAAAAAGGACGCGGTTTGGATTGACACCACCGATAGTTGGAGGCTATTTTTAGAAATTCCCGAACTGAGAACCGTAATAAATAAAAGGGCGTCCATGATGTCGACGAATATTCCTATGTTATACGACAAAGAGGGGGTTTTAGTTGAAGAACATTGGCTGTTGGATTTGATCGCACATCCGAACGCCATTCAAAGTTGGAGCGACGTTATTTATAGTTTGTCAGTTCAGGACGCGTTATATAGTAATTCGTTCGCATACGCGCCCGTTCGATCGTTTGGAGTGCGTAATTTAATGGTGCCTTTGCCCGCCTCAAAAGTAAAGATTCACACCACCGGGAAGCGTTTAAATTTTATGGACGCTGACGATTTAATCGACAAATTTACATTTAGATACGACGATAATACGGACGAAAATATTCCGTGGCTTGACATGATCTATTTAACCACCGATGACGGCATGAATGTAATTAAGCCGGTTAGCAGGATCGACACGTTAAAATATCCTTTATCAAATATTCGCGCTCAATATCACAAGCGAAATGTTTTATTAGAAAATATTGGAGCTATTGGAATTTTAAGCGCTCAACAAAATGATTTAGGCGGTGCGATTCCAATGACGCCTGAGGAAAAAACAACGATCCAACGTGATTGGTACAAGCGACAAAAAGACGAATTAATAATTACCGAAGCGCAGGTTAATTGGCAGCCGATGAGTTTTCCTACTAAGGATCTAATGTTGTTCGAGGAATTAAGCGCCGACAAATTGGCGATAATTGACACGTACGGAATGAACGCGAATATTTTTAGCAGCGACAAAGGAAGCACGTTCGACAACGTTCGGGAAAGTATTAAAATGGTTTATCAAGATACGATTATACCGGAAACTCAAGCGATGTACGACGCTTTAATGCACCAATTTGGACTAGATAAAGAGGGCTATTATTTAACGGCCGATTTTAGCCATTTACCAATTTTACAAGACGACGAACAAATGAAAGCGACGGCAATTAAAACGCAGGCCGAAGGATATTCGATCTTAGTAAGAGATGGAATTTTAACGCCGGAATATGTGGCTCAGGAATTTGGCGTTGAAATAATCAAACCGGATCCAAAAGAGGCGCAATTGGCGGGCTTAATTAATGCACAAACTGAATTAAGAGGTACCGTAGGAGGATTAAACGGAATTATTGCAATAAATAGCGCGGTTTCAGCGGGTCAAATGAGTAGGGAAACAGGCGTTAATACGCTAGTTAATTACTATGGATACGAACGTTTAATTGCGGAAACAATGATCACAGAAAAACCTGAAATAATTATACCAAATAATACGCAAATATGAAAAATAATATTTACAGCACAAAACAAGCGAGTGAAATAAAGGATTTAAACAGCGAAAAACGAGAGGTTGCTGTTTATTTATCCATATTTGACAATTTAGATTCCGACAACGATGTGATTACAAAAGGAGCGTTTACCAAATCAATTTTGGAGCGCGGACCCGATTCGATTACTAATCGTAAAATAGCTTTTTTACGGCACCACGATTGGCAACAACCAATTGGAAAGTTTTTAAGATTGGAAGAGGATGTTAAAGGCTTGTTTGCAGTCGCTCAGTTAGGACGTTCTACAATGGGCGAAGACGCGTTTAAAGATTACGAAGACGGAATTATTCGAGAACATTCAATTGGATTTCAATACTTAAAAGACAAAGTTAATTTTATCGAGGATAAAAATTTAGACGGCGGAGGATACCACCAAATAAACGAAGTGAAATTATTTGAAGGTTCGGCAGTCACTTTTGGATCCAACGAGGAAACGAACGTGATCGACGTAATTAAAAGCCAAAATAAAACGGCGTATATTGATAAAATAACAAATGAATTAAACGTACAGGTAAAAGCGCTCAGTAACGGAAAAGGATCCGACGAGCGTTTGTACGAAATAGAAATGAAAATCAAATATTTAAATAGTCAACTTGTATTACTTGCTTTGTCGGAGCCAATTGTTAAAAATTATTCCGTGATTAGTGAGCCAATTATTAAAGGCGAAAATTTATTTGATTGGAATAAAGTAGTAAATAATATTAATTTTAAAAACTTAAAAAAATGAGTGAAAATTTAACACCGGAACAGGCGGACATTATCGCAAACTTAACACCGGAACAAGTATTGGAAAGAATCAACGGACTGTTCGACGCAGCTATGGAAACAATGGCGTCAATGGAGGAAGTTGAGGAGTTAAAAAGCGCAGTAAATTCGCTTAAAAATTTAGATAAAAAAAATTCAGAAATGGAAAAAACAATCGCGCGTTTTGAGGGAAAACTTGAAGCGATAAGTTCAAAAGCAGTTAATAACGTTGAGGCTCCAAGCCGTTCGTTAGGTCAAGCAATGGTAAAAAGTTTTACTAATAATCATAAAACGATTTTAGATACTATTGAAAAAGGCCAAACGTTTAATTTAGACGTAAAAACCGACACGACAATTACAGGTGATTATACAGGAAATATTGCTTTATCTGTATTGGATCCTGAAGTTAATCGTATTGCACGTCCGACTAGACGAATTTTAGAAATTGCAAACGTAGGTACAACTACCTCAAAATTCGTTACTTATATTCAGCAAACTGTACAATCAACAGGTGCGTGGGTTGCGGAAGCGGTTTTAAAAGCACAAGGACAAGTTCAATATCAAGAGGTCTCAGTTGAGGTTAAAAAAATCGCTGCTACTTTGAAAGTTTCTAAGGAAATGATGGCGGATTTGGCGTTTGTTTCAAGTGAGGTTAATATTGAATTAATGGAAAACGTTGAGCAGAAAATTGATTTTTCTTTGCTTAATGGAGCAGGCGGTACGGATTTAGTTGGTTTAGTTTCAACAGCTACCACATGGGCAGCGGGTACATTTGCAGGTACAGTGACTCAGCCAAATGTTAGTGACGTTATTCGTGTTGGAAAATCGCAGTCAGAGGCGTTGAATTTTTATCCTACACACGTAGTTTTGCACCCGTCAGACGTTGCAGCGATTCAATTAACAAAATCAACGGCGGGAGATTATACCTATCCAATATTTTTACCGACCACAGGTGAAATGATGATCGCAGGTTTAATAATTGTTCAATCAAACAATATTACAGCAGGTACATTTTTAATTGGCGATTTCTCAAAAGCAAACGTTAAAATTCGTGAGGCGGTTAATATGTCAGTAGGATACGTTGATGACGATTTCCAACGAAATATGGTGACGATCCTTTGCGAGGCTAGATTAGTTAATTACGTTAAGGCAAACGACACAGGCGCGTTTATCAAAGGAGTTTTTGCAACATGTATCGCAGCCCTATAATTTAACAAACGATAAATTAGTCTAAAATGGAAAAAAAACCACGTAAGCGCAAAACTCTAGACGTTTCAATCGATACAAAAAACATTGATGTTGAAATTCACAGAGACGAAAACGGTAAATTAAAAGTAGATATTGACACGAAAAAAGTAGACGTTAAATTTGAAAAAGACGGAGACAAAAAAACGCTAGACATTGAAATTAACGACGAACAAACGTACCACTTTGTAAGCAATGGCGAAGCGCCAACGATGAAAAAAGGCACGATTTGGGAGGTTACCGGAGCGATGTTAAGGATATTTTTGAAAAAAGGATTAGGAAAATTAAAATAATATAACTATGTTTTTAACGCCCGCAGATTTTACAAACAAATACGAGTTACATACAGGAATTTACGACGTTGCTAAATTGCAATCGTATATTGATATTTACGAAGGGAGGTATTTACGCCAATTATTTGGATCAGTTTTATATACTGAATTTATTTCGGATTTAGACGCCAATTTTGAGCCGATTTCGCCTAACTTTAAATATTTATTTTTTCCTTTTTATGAGGATGTGACTTTGTACCAAATTTTGGATTCAGCGGGAATAATAGAAATGTTAAAAGGTTTTATTTATTTCGAATACTCAAAGGATTTATCCAACCAAATGACGCCATACGGAAACGTTCGTCCAAAAGCTGAAAATAGTTCGGTTGTGAATACCTTGCAAACAATGATTTACGCACGTTATAACGAAGCGGTTACGACTTATCGGGCAATTAGAAACTACATATTTTTGAATTTTAATTTACCCACAAATCAAGCCGTTTCGTTTTCCTTTTACAACGCCGGTACAGGATACAGCGACGACCTAGTTACGCTAGTAAACGCTTCAGGTGAAGTGACTGTAATTAACGTGGCGAATATCGGTACAGGCTACGCGACGAACAAT